CCCAAATTTTTGGACGGGAGTCCAGCTACTTTACCGCAGGAAGGAGGTTAGAAACCTGCCCCGTTGGTTCCGCAGTGGATTTTCCACCAGGGACTGACTTGGGGTCAGCCCTGCCCATCGACTCTTCAGTCGAAGGGATCCGTAGGTCCCGATCGAACAACCCATGGTTAGACCATAGGCTGCCATGATTTGCCAATGGAAGAACGCAATCTCCGGGAAGATGGAATCAATCCATCTATCGGAATGCGACTCCCCCACACCTACGCGCGTCTCGAGTCTCTGAAGGCTTGCGCCTTCGGGGGTGCTCGGCGCTTTCCGCACGAAGCGAACGTCCCTAGGGTTTGCGAGCCCAGGGCCATTCACTGCTGAGGGAGTATTCCCCCAGGCGGGTAGCAGGTGCTTTGGTAAGGTTACGATCCAGGATAATACAACCTGGCGCGTAGTTCGATAGCGTCGTGCATAGCAATGATTTGCTAATGCGACAAGACTGCTAATAACATCGGGAGACTTGACCATTGCTGAAGGACCCTTGAACCAACGCGACACCCGCAAGGGTGCAACGTCGTATCCGTTAAGGTATTCCCCACCGCAACTTTCCCGGAATTGACCGGGTCCTACGTCATAGTAGGATTTATCGCGGTTAACGGTGAAACCTGCGGACTCAAGGTTCCGCACCACATCCTGTACGATGGAGTGGTGCACAATGATGTCGTCGCCGTACACCCACCAAGGGTGAGCGTCGGCACCAGCCTCAGCGCTGTACTGGCATATCGCCGCAAAAAGCAGACTTTCCACAGGGAAGGTCAAAGCCGACCCCATGGTGGCAAATTTCCTTAAAGGAATAATGCCATAAGGCGTTTCGCATGCGCGCGAGCGCGTAGCGAAAAGCCAGGGTAAAAGCGGCGTACTTGCGAAACAGCGTTTAACAAGTCCCCATCCTACGGAATCTGACGCAGCTGACAGATCGATTGTGCAGTATTCGCCAGTGATAGAAGCTAAATAGGCTTGATGCCTATTAGTCTCTTGATTTGGCAAGTCAATTCGTCGACGGAGGAAGTGGTGATGACCAATAAAGTCATAAACCGACTCCTTCACGGCTTGTTGAAAGTACTGCATACCGGACGGTTCCATGCAAATCACCCTTCTTTTGAGGATGGTTTTTGGGACCGCTTGGAATCGACTCACTCGGTTGCACTGGCCCCTCTGCCAGGTTTTTGGCACTGGCGGCAGGACGCGGTCAATAGAGCAAGTCCCGTACTTTTGCCATACGTATCGAAGCAGACTATCTGCTTCAACTCGTACGTACTTGGCAAATGGTGAATGGTTCCCAGGCAGTGGTTCCATAGCGGTTCCACCGCCGCCATCTGAAGTAGCGCCAGGGCCGTGGTGTGGAAAATGTACCACACGAAAGCCCTTTAGCCACCTCTTCAGGACCGCCCTAACCCCTTCGCATAGGGTATCAGGCGGGTCGGGAATACGCACATCCGTCTTTATAAAGTCGTCGAGGACATTATAGTAAACGTCCCGTAACGAAACATGGCTTAAGAAAGCCAAGACTTGGTGCGTACGACGGAAAAGACCAGGATCCAATGACAACTTCATATAGCGTAGGTCCGGTAAAACCGGGTCTAACACAAGGAGTTGATCGTCGTCCAGAGACTGTATGAAACTCTCTGACTGCGATCCAGACTCGGTTGTTAATCCGAGCAGGTACGTGTCCGCGTTCTTCAACGTGGATGCGACGACTCCGACATCAAGCTGCGCTATGGCTTTTATATACATAGCGATGGACGGAGCATTTTCTCTGATCTTGAGGTCTTCCAGTAGGGTACCAAATAAGGTGAGCGCGTGCGCCCAAGTGAAGGAATCACGAGGGCTAAGCGGTACACCACCCATCTGGAACGTAGCGGCTTTCAGGTGTTCCTGAAGGTCCAACCAGAAACTGAGTTTTTGGTTCAGCCGTTTCGACACAGTGATCGCCTCCTATCACTAGGAAAGCGATTGCGGAAGAACACTGCCATGGAGCAACGCCGTGAGGCGCGCATTCATGTTAGTTTCACCGTCTTCGTAGAGGCCCCCGTACAGGCGGTTTAACATCGCTTTGACGAGGTCGATGCTCACGGCTTCGTGCTGCGGAATACGCATCACGAGATGGGCTTCGAACGGAAGAATAATCTTCGAGTTCGTGTCCGTGTCCGTTACACCTAAGTCACTACGAATTTGCAAGAGGACAGCTGTGCCACGCTTATTCTGACTCTGGCTAGAAGGATCTAGCTTTGTGCCAGTGTAAATGTTGGCGACCTGAGAGGTTGCGAACCGATAAGTCTCCACTCTATCGAGCGGGGATGTAAGGTTCGACAAAATTGCCTCACCAGGTTTATAGTTTGTCTTAGCAAAATCTGTGCCGAATGCAAGATTAGCCGGCTCGAGCTTGCGGTCAGTAATTCTGGCAGCAGGCGTAAAGCCCCAGTTAGTCGTGTAGGCCATGATAGGCCCTCCTTTCTCTAGAATCATACTGTAGAGAATGTGTTAATTGCGGCTAGATTTCTGAACGAGAAGCGCAAAACCATCTGCGCCTCGTCGGAGGTTCAGCCCGTTCGCAAACTCTATGGTTGGAACGGAGATAGTTGGGTCTTCGTGCCACCTGTTATACACCTTATGCGTGAGGGCCAATTGAATGTTGAATTCTTGGTCTCCGTAGTAACGGTGGACATAGGTGGACAGGCTACGAGTAGCCTTTGAGGAAAGAATCGCGACTTTGGCCCCAAAAAGGTCAATGTCTTCCCGGAGATCGAGGTGCGCCAGGGTCTCCCCAATGGGGATGAACCAATCAAGCACGAACGAGTAAGGGATAAAATCCCACACGTTCTCCCTCGACATAACCAGGTCGAGTCGCCGGAGTTTATCAAGCAAAGATACTATTGGTCCAATCTTTGGGTCCAATATCACTTTACAATGATAATTAACTTCGGTTTCCCGGTCAAGGTCATCCGGTATGGTCCTTCGCGAAGCAGCCCTTACGTGAGTAAGGTCAAACTTCACGGCTGACTTAGGTAATTTCGTTACGACTTCGTGTATATCCTGGATTAACAGGCGTATACCGTATTCGTACGACAACCAGAGGTTGGCCCACGCTTTCGCGCTTAAGGGCTTTTTCCTAAGCTTTAACAGTGGCACCACCAGCTCTTTAATGTGTTTTAGATCGCGCAAAAACGCGATCGAGTTGATGGTAAGAACCTTAGCGTCTTCGATCGCCTCGGATATAAGTTTCGTTTTCTCCGCTTTCGGAATTTTTCCGTACGGAGCTGCAAACTGCAGACTGTTGAGTCTTTCATGAGACGTCAACCGAACGTAGTTGCATATAGACGAAAACAGATCCTCAGTGACCGTCACGGTACGATCGCCCTCGTGTTGGGAGAAGAAACCAGTACGGCCTGCAGCTGCACGCTGTACTACAGTTCCTGACTCATCCACTCGGTAGATCGCGGTAACCTCAGTGCGTGTCCCAATAATCTCAACGTACCCGTGTGAAACGGTGTGCGTGACGATGACGGGATCTCCGTACATATGGTACCAAAGGGGAACGCCGGCAGGCCCAGGATATACAAATGAGTAATCCGTGAGCAGTGTGCCGTCGAACTCCTCAGCCGTGTAATACGCCCGTCGCCCTCTAACCTTCCACTTAATGTGGTAATAATGGTAAGGGTTACCGGGTTTGTGGGGTCCATCAGGCCAATCGCCATATTCGGCGTGGTCTTCCATTCGTATCCAAATATCTTTTGGACAGAGGAATGTAAAACCGGTCGGTCGGACCAACACCATATTGGAGTACAACGGGAGATAGTCTATGTCCCGATGTATCCGAATATAGCGTGTGAAGTCCGAATCCTTCCAGGTTCGGCCCCACGACTGTGCATGACGCGCATCAATTGGAGTTACGGCCGGATCTCCCCCACGTGGGGTGTTTATGGTCCGGTAGTTCGTGGCTCCATTATTGACTAAAAACGCCAAGCCACTGACGCTACGATGGCGACAATCTTTGTCGCCTCGCTTATCGAACGATTTAGACGTCCAAATGGACTCCAGATCATCCGATCGGGCAAATGATGCAGTGAAGAAGGACGTCCAGAAGAAATTCAACTGGATCGACAACCCACTGTTTGCCACAACGGCAATCTTTCCCAAAGTTTCACCTCCTATCAGAGACGCGGCCTGCCGCAAAGAGGCCG